ATCGACCAGGTATTCATCCGTGAAATCATTCCTCCAGTCAAAAGGGACATAGCAGCCTTCCACAATGAGGTTCTGACGGTTCTCTATGGCCGTCTTGATGATTTCGCGCACAATGGGCCAAAGGTAATCCGTGAGAGCCTCATCATCCAGCGGTGTGAGAGCGGTGTTTCCGCTACGGATCAGGCCCATTTTCAGATGGTCTATGGAAAAGGCCGGATACTTGTACTTCTCAAGCATCCGCTGTGCCAGAAGCGTCTTTCCCGTGTGGGATGCACCTGTAATCAGAATAACCATATGCTACACCCCGATCTTCTTGATAAGCGTCAAATCACCACTGGACAGCGCCTCGAAGTTGGCCTCAATCTTCTCGATGTCCCAGTCCCACCATTTCAAGTCCAAGAGGTAGGCTATGAATTCATCATCAAAACGTTTCCGGATTACCCGGCAGGGATTACCTGCGGCAACGGCATACGGAGGGATGTCGGAAGCAACTACCGAGTTGGCTCCAATAATGGCTCCATCTCCGATATGGACACCAGGCATCACGGTAACGTTCTGACCGATCCAGACGTCATTTCCGACAACTGTATCACCCTTCAGGGGAAGTTCGTCCTTCACCGGAGCGATAGCAGAACCCCAATCTCCGCCCATGATGTAGAACGGATAGGTTGTCACACCGTCCATTCTGTGATTCGCACCGTTCATCACGAACTCGATACCCTTGGCAATAGCGCAGAACTTCCCGATAATCAGTTTGTCGCCGATGAAATCGTAGAAGTGGGTGACGTGCTTCTCAAACTGATCCGCACCGTCCACGTCATCATAGTAGGTGTAATCCCCGATGATAATACGGGGATTCTTCACCACATTCTTGATGAAGCAAAGCCTTGGAAGATTCGGATTCGGGAAGACAGCGTTCGGGTCGGGCCTGTTGGAGATCTTACTCATGATGGAATTCCGATTTTTCTGTCTGACAAAGTTAATGATTTTCCAAGACTGTAACAATGTTTCACCTGGAGACGGAGGTGACCGATTAGTTTTGCACCCGGTTATTAGTTTAGTGTTAAGCTACGGTGTCAAGTCTGCTTTCATCTCTTGCCTCTTTCTTGAAAGGAGAGAAGCGCGTAAGTTCACAGGAATTCGAGCACGCTGTGAATCAAGTGCTTCTCTCCGACACCGTGGCCGATGCCACCTCGAAGAAGGTCATCACCCCGGAAGGCTCGCTGGCCATCTCTGCAGTCTGGGCCTGCGTCCGAATCCTGTCGGAGACGGTCGGCACCCTTCCGATTCACCTCTTCCACAAAACCTCCTCCGGTCGTGAGCAGGCAAAGGGACATCCCTGCGCCAACATTCTCTCCAAGCCCAACGACTACTTGAATCGCTTCGGACTTCTGCAGCACCTCATGATGGGCTGCACCCTCTGGGGTAATGGCTACGCCAGAATCCACCGGGACCGCTATTTCCGTCCGGTGCGCCTGCAGATCCTGCACCCTTATGAGTGCGAACCCATCCTCACTCCGGATGACGAACTCTTCTATCGGCTAAGCAACGGTGAACTGCTCCCGGCCTACGATGTGATCCACCTGAAGGGCCTCTCCACCAATGGCTACAAGGGCAAATCACCCATTCAAGTGCATCGGGAAAACCTATCATTGACCCAGTCGGCGCAGGATTACGGGGAGAAATTCTTCACCCAGGGCGGCAATATGTCCGGTGTTTTCAAGTATCCCAGCACCCTCAAACCGGAGTCCTACAAGCGACTCAAGAAAGACCTCATCGAGCAGTCGGTGGGCCTGCACAATGCCCACACGCCACTCCTCCTGGAAGGTGGAATGACCTACGAGCGCATCTCCATCCCTCCGGAGGATGCGCAGTTCATCGCAACCCGCAAGTTCCAGAAAACCGAAGTGGCCACCATCTTCGGAGTTCCCCCGCACATGATTGCGGATCTGGAAAGGGCCACCAACAATAACATCGAGCACCAAGGGATGGAATTCGTGCAGTACTGCCTGATGCCGTATCTGGTGCGTCTGGAAGAAGAATTCAACCGGAAACTCCTCCGAGAGGATGAATTCGGAGAGTTCTACTTCCTCTTTGGCCTCAATGGACTCCTCCGGGGCGACGCCAAGACCCGCTCCGAATACTACAAGAACATGAATCTGGTGGGAGCACTCTCCGCAAACGAGATCCGATCCCTCGAAGATATGAACAGCTACGACGGTGGTGACACCTACTTCGTGCAGCTGAATATGCAGACTGTCAAAAACGCCCTCAAAAATGGAGAAAAATCAGAAGAATAACATCGAGATCGAGGTGCGGAGCATCGTCTCCGACCTTGCTATACGGCAGCAGGAGGATGGGAAACCCTCCCGCGTCATTACCGGATATGCCTCCAAGTTTGACACCTGGAGCGAGCCCATCTACGGCTGATTTGTCGAGAAGATCGCCCGTGGAGCCTTCGAAAAGACCGACATGAGCGACGTGATTATGGTATTCAATCACGACATCTCCGGTGTGCTGGCCCGCACCACCTCCGGAACGCTCAAACTCACCGTGGACGATGTCGGGCTGCGTTTCGAGTTCGATTCCCCGGAGACCACCCTGGGCAATGACATGCTGGAGCTGGTCCGAAGAGGCGACATATCGAAGTGCTCTTTCAAGTTCGTGGTGGAAACCGACGAATGGCGCTACGCAGATGACAAGAACAAGCTCGAATATGACGAGCGCACCGTCAAGTCCATCGCCAAGCTCTACGATGTATCCCTGGTCACCTACCCTGCCTACAAAGACACCGAAGCGAATGTCCGGGAACATCTGGAGCAGCGCAAGCGCGAGGCACTTGCCCCGGCAAAGATCGACACCTCTTCCCGCGACCGGGCAGTGGCCGTCCTGAAACTCAAATCCTAATCCATAATTCTTAAGTTTTATGAGTAAAAAGTTAAAAGAACTCAAGGAGAAACGAGCTGGTCTGTATGCCCAGATCGATGCTCTCCGCAAAGAGACTGACGGTCGTGAGATGACCGCAGAAGAGCAGCAGAGGTGGGATACCCTGTTTGCCGACTATGACAAGGCCGACAAAGCCGTCACTGCCGAGGAGCGCTTCCTCGACATCCAGAAGCGCCAGGCCGAGGATGCTTTCCAGCGCGAAAACGGCGGTGAGGGTGCCGAGGCCGATCAGCGTGCCAATGCGGAGTACCGCAGGGCCTTCACTGACTACCTCATCAATGGTGCTCAGGGTGTCTCCCCGGAGAATCGCGCCATCATCGAGAAGCGTGACGCCATTTCCGGACTGACGGGTGGCGTGATCATCCCGAAGGAGCTGGCCAATGCAATCGAAGTGGCCATCAAGACCTATGGCGGCATGTTCGAAGCCGGACAGATCATCACCACCTCTCGTGGCGGTGACCTCATCCTCCCGACGGTGAACGACACCGACTCCAAGGCTACCATCGTGGCCGAGTACAACCAGAGCACCAAGGCTGCTCCCACCTTCGGAAGCGCAACGCTGAAGGCATACACCTACCGTACGCCGATCATCCCGGTGTCGCTGGAGCTCCTCCAGGACAGCGCATTTGATCTGGACGCCCTGCTGAGTGGCCTTCTCGCCGATGCCTTCGGAAGGGGTATCAACGAACACCTCACTGTGGGTGACGGTACGGGCAAGCCTACCGGAATCGTTACTGCAGCCACCGACTGCGGAGCCACCCCGGAAGCGAGCGCCATCTCGCTCGACGACATCATCGACCTGGTCAAGAGTGTCGACTCCGCCTATGCCCGCAACGGCAAGTTCATGTTCAACAAGAACACCCTGTGGGCGCTGGCCAAGATCAAGGATCTGGAAGGCCGCTACATCTGGCAGCAGAGCGTCCGCGATGGTCTGGCCCCGTCCCTCTTTGGCAAGCCGTACATCATCAATGACGATGTCGCCGATATCGGAGCCGGGAACGCCTCCGTGCTCTTCGGAGACTTCTCCAAGTACAAGATCCGCATCGTCAAGGGCTTTAAGGTCATCCGCCTGAACGAGCTGCTGGCAGAGTACCTGTCCATCGGCCTGTTCGGATTCGCAAGGGCCGACGGTCTCCTCCTGGATGCCGGAACGCACCCGGTTAAGAAGCTGGTCCACGGCGCATAAACCTCTCTCTTCTCTCAATATCTATGTCTCAGTCCCTGATATCACTTGAAACGGCACACGCACACCTCCGGCTCGGAGATGATACTTCGCTCGATGCGCTCGTAGCGGACTATCTTGAGATGGCCATCGGCATCGCAGACGATTACCTCAATCGCTCGCTGTGCACGGAGTTCACCTCTGAAAACCTCCCTCCGGCAATCAAGGCCGCTCTTCTTCTGATATTGGGGACTCTTTTAGACAACGAGGCCGATGTGGTTGTGGGACGGAGCGTGGCTTCGCTCCCTATGACCGCAGAGAAACTCCTCCAGCCTTGGAGGATCCACCCCTACGGGGATGGCGGGGCCGATCCGGATGCGCCGGATGCAGAAGGATATGTGACCCGCACCCGGAAAGTGAGATATAAACCCGACAGCAATGTTTGACCACCGCATCGAGATACACTGCTTCCTTGAGTTCCGGGACGAGTACAACGACCGCACCAAGCGCATCGACTTCGTGGCCGAGGCCTATGCCCAGCGCACCGAGGCCGGGGGCCGGGAGAACATGTACGCCAGCCGTATCGTCCATGAGAACGAGGTGGTGTACACCATCCGCTGGCGGAGCCATATCGAGCCGGGGATGCTCATCAAAGACGGAGAGGATTGGAGACGCATTGTGGGCACTCAGGAAGAGGGCCGACACCATCGCCTTCATATCCGCACCGTCAAGACCGATGCAAAAGACCTCCAGGAGATCCTTGGCCATGCTTAAGATCAAGGTGGAAGGGTACCAGGAGGCAAAGGACATCCTCGATGAGCTGCCGAACAAGATGCAGAAGCAGATGCTTCGCTCGGCCCTCAAGAAGTCCAGTAAGCCCTTTGTCAAAGGAGCCCAGAGCCGAGTCCCGGTGAAGTCCGGCCAGCTCAAAAAGCAGCTGAAGGTTGTCTCCTACCGGGATAGGCAGGCCCCCAAGACCGAGGTGGATGTGGCGGTGAAGCACGTTTTCTCTCGCAGCAAGAAGAAAAAGGCCGTCAACGAATACTACGGCAAATTCGTGCATGAGGGAACGCGGGATCCCCGCTGGCCAAAGAAGAAAGGTGGCGTGCTGGTCTTCACTCTCCCCAATGGGGACAAGGTCTTTGCCCGGCATGTCCGGGGGCTCAAGCCCCGGCCCTATATCGAGGAGGCCTATAAGGAGAGTTACCAAACGGTGGTGGACGGCTTCGGAGACGAGCTGGCCGATTCCGTAGAGAAGTTTGTGAACAAGAACTTTAAACCTGTCAAGAAGTGAGCGACTTTAAAACAGCCCTAATCGAAGTCATCCAGACTGCAGCACCGGAGCTTGAAGGCAAGATCCAGTGCGGTGCAGTGGATGAGAAGACGGTGGCTCCCTTCGCAACCTATAGCACCCCGGAAGAATCCCCGGTGCGCACCAAGGACGGCATCGCAGGCTATGACACCCTCTTTGAGGTGGAGGTCTACGATAACCGGGTGGCAGGGGCCGAGCTGCTCAAGCGAAAGGTGCGAGGAGCCATCGAGGGCCTTGTGGTGGACGGAAAGGTGTGCCGCCACCGGAGCTCCTCTTCGGATTATTACCCGGACTACGATTTACACAGTTGGACATTAACATTCAAAATACGATAAACCATGTCAGAACAAGTTGGAAACAAGCAAATCATCCAAGGCGAGGACATCATTGTCACCGTGGATGGCAAGCCTACGCTCCATGCCACCAACCACTCCCTGAAAGTGGATCTGGAGGTGAAGGATATACGCACCAAGGATACCAACGGCAAGGAGAAGTACCCAGGAGATATCAGCTGGAGCGTGGATGTGGAGGGCCTCGTGGTCATCGATCCGGATCTGGCGGCAACCCGCGACAACGCGGAGGATATCCTCCAGTCCATCCTCTCCAAGTCAAGTGTGGGGGTGGTGCTCAAGGCCGCTCTCAACGGAGCCCTTACGAAGAACTACACCGGGACGGGATACATCACCTTCTTCTCCCTCGGTACTCCGGCTGGCGACAACGCCACCTACAACTTCACCATCACCGGAAGCGGCAACCTCACCCCGGTTAACCCTTCGTAACGGTGATGCGGTATCCGTATTACGTACCAGAACCAAGAGATTATGTTGACTATTACTATCGCTGGAAGCCAGTACCCCGTCCACTTCGGTATGCGTGGTCTGAGCGCCTACGCCAAGAAAACCGGATTCTCCTTCGGCCAGCTCGTTACCTCAGAAGATGCCGTCAACTCCATCGAGGGGCTCGTAGGCATCGCGGTGCTGGGCCTGAACGAGGGTGCCCGGAAAGCCGGATTGAAAAACGCTAAGACCTTCACCGAGGATGACCTCTGGGATGCCATTGATGAGGATCCCGGCATCCTCCTCCAAATTGCCGATGCCTTCTCCATCTCCATCAAGCCCCTGATCGACAAGCTGGACAGGGTGGTTGACCCAAACTCCTGACGGACTCCGATGAAGAACCACATCCACCCACATACGAGATGTGGTTTGCCATCGGGGTCGGGCAGATGGGCCTGCGCCCGGACGATTTCAATGACCTGACCCCAGCCGAGTTCTTCTATGCATGGGCTGGCTGGGCAAAGGCCAACCGGGATGCCCAGAGGCAGGAGTGGGAACGTACCAGGTGGCAGACGTGGGTTCTCACCTGCATCCAGATGGAGAAAAAAGACCGGAAGGAGATGACGCAGATGTTCCCGCTTCCTTGGGAAAAGGCTCCGGCTCCGAAGCGGGTGAAGTCATCGGCCGAACTCACTCCGGAAGAACGGCAGAAACGAGTAGACGAACTCATGAAATGTGTAAAAACCAAAGACTAACTGTACTTGTAGCATGGCTCCTCGGTGGGCTGCTTCTCTTCCTCTTTCCCTGCTGCGGATCCATCCGGGTGGCAAGAAACGCGGTGTCCTCTACCTCGCTGCGGGATTCCCTCCTTGTGGATTATCTCCGCACCGAGCTGGAGACCGGGAATCTGGAAGTGAGCAAGACCATTGTCGAGTTCTTTCCTCCCGTTGACACAACTCCCGAAACGCCACCCTCCATCCGGAATCCCACTGCCGGGCCTGTTAAAAGAGTGGTACGAACGGAGCTGTCCGCAAATAAACAGCAATCAGTCACTGTGGACAGCTCCACCGTAGCCGGGACGCACATGGAGGAGCACTCCGAGGACAATACCAAGAAGGAGTCCGAACTCAACGAGCCCCCGACTGCCACCAAGTTCAATGTTACCCTCAAGGCCCTTGCCGCTTTACTTGCCCTGCTGATTATCTGCTACGGCATCATCCAATATCGAATCAACCTGTACAAGAAATGAAAACCCCAATCTCATACTACGGTGGCAAGCAGTCCATCCTGAAGCACATCCTCCCGCTTGTCCCTGAGCATACGCTCTACACCGAAGCCTTCTGCGGAGGGTGCTCCGTCCTGTTCGCCATCCCTCCCTGTGAGTGCGAGGTGATAAACGATGTCAACGCAGAGCTCATCAACTTCTACAAGATCGCCAAGGAAAGGTACGATGAACTCAAGACCCTCATCGACTCCACTCTCCATAGCCGGGAGATCCATGCCCATGCCAAGCACATCAATGCCCATCCGGAGTTCTTCAATCCGGTGGAGAGGGCTTGGGCCGTCTGGGTGTGCTCCAAGCTGGGCTTTGCCTCCATGCTGGATGGCACCTTCGGCTATGACCGCCAAGGGACAACCACCAAGAAGCTCCGTAACGCCAAGGATGACTTCACCGAGGCTCTCTGCGGCAGGCTCGACCATGTCACGATCGAGTGCGAGAACGGCATCAATATGCTAAAGCGCTACGACTGCGAGGGCGCTTTCCACTTTGTGGATCCTCCCTACGTGGGAACGGACTGCGCCCATTATAACGGTACGTTCAACGAGCAGGATTTCGAGGAGTTGCTGGAAGTCTTGGCAAACTGCAAGGGCAAGTTCATGCTGACGATGTTCCCACATCCCCGGATCCGGG